TTATAAGCGCCAAGATATTGACAAGTTGGCTGGTCTCCCGAAAGAAGCGGAAGAAACTGAACAATATTTCTCATAGTAACGGACAAACCTGTAACAAATGTTTCATCTTCTATGGCTATTGCTTTTGAATCAACTTCATATGTAGTATTGTACACCAAATCATTGTAGGATATATTTTTGGTATATACCATACGCATACGATTTGACATATCATATTGTCTCAAAGTACCAGATCCGCCTTCCCTGAGAAATCTATAAGCATACCAATCAATGAAAAGATCGCATTGAGTTATATCTGGAGTATACCTTGCCGGATCGTATCCCTGAACAAATCCAAAATCGAAAGTATAGGGATCATAGTTGAATATATGCATGGAAATCCTACAGGATAAAGTCTCCGGATAACCCGCTACAGTAGATATCGTAATTTGGGATAAAACTCCGGCAATTCTCTTGTTTCTATATCGTTCCTGTAAATCCTTATTAAACATTGCCTCCCTTGTTTGGGTAAGAGTTTCCACCTCAGCAACTGCCGAATCAATATCATTTATAGATTTAGTTAAAGAAGCAACATTATCAGCAATACCAACGGGAACTTTGATTATTCTATAAATATAATTCTTTATATCCAGTATCCACCCCGATCCATAAGCAACCTTAACCAGACTAGCTGCTGCATCCGCATCTCTTAATATCCAATTCCTATTATTCTGCAGATACCACATATTAACCGTTGTATTTATCCTATCACGTTGATCTCCAGTTATAATATTATCAAGTGCCATACGCTTCACTTTATCAAGAATTTCTTCTACCTTGATAATTTTATCGGCCTCCATACCCAACACTCTATCTACTTCATCTTTTTTTTCCTTTAGATATTCTACGGTTGCCTCAGCCCGGTCTATTTTTCCATTAATTCCAAGAGATTCCGGATCAAGAATTGCTCTTATATAATCGTTTTCTATAGGAAGAAAGGGAGTACATTTAAATTGGGCCACTAACGGACGCAATTTATTATTGATATCTTCCAAACCATTAAAGTATATTTCCAGATCTATCCTCGTTGTCGATCTACCGGAAGAAGTAACTACCTGAGTGGGACTTCTCAAACTGCTATATCTAAAATTATGTTTTTCCTCAGTAATAGATATTTGAGTGGGGGGAATAGAGAGATATACGGTCCCAATAGCAAAAAAGTCGGGCCTCTTGAATTCAGCGGAATCTCTCTGTGTTTTTATCCTTTCTTTTTCTTTGCGTATAAGCTTATCCCGTTCATTCCCCGCAGGCTCAGTAAAGTCTCTCTTGGGATCATTCTGATAAGATCTATAATTTTTTAACTGCTGAATCCAATCAAGGGTTCCATCTTTTGCCTTAAGATAGTCAGAATACGATGAAGAATCCAACATAGGAGGAGAGAGCATCCACGGAAGAGAAAACTCGGAAGTCCCATACTGAATATCCGGCTTCCTGGACTGCATATCATTATAAAACGAGTAGTCTATATCTACTTTTCCATTAGCTTCCGCCATTATGCCCTCAACATATTAGAGTATCTCTTCTGCAATTGATAAGAGGTCGAACTATCTGAATTATCATTTATTTCCATATTAACTTGCCCCCTGGAAGTACCAAGAGTCCCAGTAACATGTCTATTCATCACATCCGAGAAATTTCTATGGTCAACACCTACATTATCAGTAGTATCAACATCTATATTAGTCCTGTACCCCATTGGACCGGAATACTCCGGAGTTATTAGTGCCCTTCGTTGATTCATGGGTCTACCTCGAAACATTCTCTCATCATCAGTTGTGGACCCATAATCTTGCCTAGGAATATCTTGCATGGACATTATTCTCCTCTTGCTGGAAAAAGCGGTAGATGCCACCAGTAGGGCAGAAAGACCCAAAGCAGCAAATAATATATTCTTTCCCCTTCCCAATTTACCCTCTATACCTTTTTCTGCTTTTCCCAAATTAGCTTTATTTATATTGGCAAAAGCTTCTTTTACGCTTGCTTTTCGCCTTGCCGCAGACTCTGTTACTAATTTATTCTTAAATTCCGTAACAATTTTCGCATCTACAACTTCGCCCTTTTCCAGATCTTCCCAGGCCCCTATCGCGCTATTCCACTGATATTTACGCATAAGTTTACGGGCCGCTAAATCTCTCTGGAAGTACATTCTTGTTAAATCTACCTGCATTTCGGGTTCAACTATTAACCTGCCTTTTTGGGGAACATCATAGAAATCGCGTATCTCTTCCCCTTTTGAAGCATAATCGGATTCCCCCTTATAAAAAGCATTTTCAGCAGGAAGTACACCTACCCGATATCCCCCTTTATACGGAAATATTTTTCCATATGCCTTTAAGGACGTAGGTCTCCCCTTGCGTTTCCCAACAAGAGTTCCGGCTTCGGTATAAGCCCCGTAGAGTCCTTTTTTACCCTCTATTTCCTTAAAATATACCTCAAATACTTTTTCAGCTGCTGCTTCCGGCGGTACTAGATTTTTAGCCAATCCGGGTATCTGGCTAAAACCTTCCGCTGCGGCTACATTAATTTCATGCAATCCGCCGCCCTTTCTTAAATATACCCTCATATTAGTCGGAACATTAGTTATATATTCTGCAAATCTTTCTAAATCCCAACCCTTAACATTTACTACCTTTCCCTTCGCTTCTCGCAGAAGCCCAGCCTTAGCTTTTTCAAAAAGCTCAAGTAACCCTGGTTTATATCCAACAAGCTTTTCTATTACCCCACCCTTTCCCGGAACACCCTTAACACTCTTGTACCTCAAATACCTTCTCTTGAAAGATCTAAGATCGGTTAATAAATTCCTATGTGAATATGGCCTATCCCGATAACCGATAGAACGTTCCCTAGGATTTACAGCTCCCCATTCTTCCAATATTCCAGAGGTTTCTTCTCCCGTGAGACTCCATGGATCAGGTCTCGCTGGAACGGGTTCTTCTGCAACCTCCTCAAGTATCTGCGATAAAATCTCATTTTCATCGCCTATCTTAATAGAAGGTTTTCTCTGCCCTGGTTTACCGATAAAATTCTCGTATAAATCTACAGGACGAATAGTGTTGGGGTCTACCCAACCCACACGCTCCCTCTTTGCCAAAGGCTCTTCTATCTTTATCTTAGCCTCGATATATTCCCCAATATCTTTTCTTGTCTTGAACTTACCCAAAAATTCTTCCAAAGCAGCAGTCTCTTCAAGCGGAGGAGCAACCGTAATCCTGGATATTTTTTCGGGATCAAGTAATTTTCCCGTATCAGCAAGTGTATATCTAGTAGGAACAAAAGCTTCTTGTACAGCCCCCCGTTGCTGCGCCAAAGGAACAAACAAACTCTTCCTGGTAGAAGGATATGTTGCAACATGCCATGCATCCTTTTCCAGAAAATAGTCTCCATAAGATACGATCCTAGTAGAAGGCATGCCCGATAATTCTTTAGGTAAATGCCCTGTTACTTCCCATTCCGCCATTCTTCCCGCAAACAGATCTCTGAGTTTGCTACTAATGCCTTTCCCACTCTTAAGAATATCCGCTTCTTCTTCGGTAAGACGAAGTTTATCTATAATAAATTGTCTTCTCAAATATCTAGTATCGGCTTGTCTCCAAAACGGAGTTCTTTCACGGGCAAGTGCTAATGTCTCCGGAGCATGTTCCCCATAAAACTTAGACTTTTCCAAATCCCCGGCTATCCCCTCGAGTTTTTCCTGTTCCAGCTTTTCACTGCGTGTTTTCCCTTCCTGTGATTGCTTCTGCGCCCTATCGAGATCAGCCAAAAATTTTTGAGATACAGTACCTTTAGTTTCTGATGAGGCTGGAAATATCGTTTTATTTGGATTCAAATTCGCATAATCTGTAAGATCCTTTAAGAAATCTGGACGATTCCCACTGTAGCCAGGTTCTGGGTGCGGAGAAGGTTTTCGAGAAGCTTTAAGTTTTAAATCAGCCGCATTTTGCATATCCAATGCATACTTATCTATAAGTTTGGGAGCTGGTTTCAAAAATTCTCCTACAATCCCACTCTCCAATATTTTAGGATTTCTCTCCAAAAACTCCGCTAACGCTCCAGCTCGTAATAACCTAGGATTACTAAGGATTTCCTCCATAGTAATTTTATTTTTGGGGAGTTTAATAATTTTTTTAGGGATCTTAGGCATTTTACCTCATGGCCAGACTTTGTCTCATGGCCCTTTCATGTTCTTCTGTTCTATCCCTCCTCATATTAATCCTAAGCCTATATGAGTTTTCTGATGCCGGAGTTCTGGAAACATATACCTTATTATTAGTTAACCCAAACCTCTCCATATTGGAAATCATCGAATTCTGTAACATAGTGAGGTCGTTACTAGGCGCATTTATATTATCAATAACAGGAGTAAACGGCTGGCGAGCCAGTTGTCTTTCATTGTTCTCCCAAAGATTGAATTTATGTATGTCAAACGCCTCATTCTTCACAACCCTTAATTTTACTTGATCGAGACTCACATCCGGGTGCCAACCAAGCCAATCCGGAGGAGGCAATTGATGATGTCTGAAATAATCCGTTAAATCCCTAGATTTTTGATAATCTATATCATATGAAGGGGCTACGCCGCCCTCCCTGTCTTGTTGGTTCCATGCGGTCATATAATAATTACGCATATACGAAGGAACCATACTCAAGATCTTGGACCGTTTTTCTCCCTTTGCCTTGGCAAATTCAGGGTAAAAAGCCCTCTCCTCTTTGGGTATATTAAATACAGCTACCGCAGGACTATAAGGACCCATGGCCATAGTGCTCCTGGATACTCTGGCAAATTTTTTAGCCAGGTCCATATTACCCCGATCTCTTGCAACTTGGGATAAATTAGTATATTTCACATATTTAAGTTTATCGAAATATTCCTGTATTTCCCTGCGCCTCTTAACGGCGGGAGGAACATATCCCGGATCAAATACGCTTCTCAGTTTTTCGAGAAAAGGGCTAATAAATCCAGCTATTGGCTGATCCCACATAGCATATTCCGAACCGTATAATCTGAAATCCCTATAGGCACTTTCCGGAGTCTTATATGGTAACCATTTGTTAACATGCGCGGGAATAGCACCCGCAACCAAGATCTTATGAGGAAGCAGTTCCAGAGGATTCGGGAAATTAGTCACTGCTGCTAATAAATGCCTATATACACTGCTTACGGGCTTAAGTAAAAGAGGAACTTCCTCTGTTCCGGTATCCAGAAATTCATATTCCTGGTTAAGTGCATTCCTCTGAGTTTCCGCTCTTTCTACCTTTTCTGACCAATATGGATCCCCCTGAGCCATAGCTTTGGCTACACGATGATATGATTTATATTCATCCGAATAAGGAGCCACACTAGCCAATATCAAAAATCTATCAACAGCATCATATACACCGGAAATTCCAGAATGAAGCCTATGAAGAACTTCGTATCCTGGACCCGGAAGTCTTGCTTCTCCCATGGGGACTTTTACATACGGATCCCCTTGACGAAAATTAATATAATAGTCTCTCCCGGGCATCCAATCAGGCATAGTATTCATGATCGGATTATATTCTTCCGCAGTAGTCCTACGATGTGGTAAGAACCTTCTAAAATATTCGGTTAAACCCTCATCCGGACCCGCTCCTGGATCACCAATGTCCATTTCCCAATAGGCTCTTTCGAGACCAAAAGCCCTTCTCGGTGTCTGGAGAACCGATTGAGCAGCCACAAAATCTCGTTGGCCGGTTATTTTTTCATATAAAGTATTAATACCGAATCCCAGGAGACCCATTTGCTCGGTTTGAGTATATGCTCCCACCCCAAGTTGATAACCAAGACCGTACGGACTTTGTCCTCCAGTAACATTTATTCCAGGAATATCCGCATATCCCATGGCACTTCCACCATAAACAGGGACGTTTCTTTCCCGACCTTCGGTAGTTTCCTGGGCTTGACCAAGATTCCCCCGATGCATATAAACGGGAGGTTTGAGCAGTCTACCTATGGTGAGATTCCCGAGCCAAGCAAAGGGCATCGTAGGTTCGAACAACTCCCCAGTGACTGGATAGGGCCTTCTGGTATAATTCTTTGCTTCCCAATAATAAGGATCCCACATTCTTCCAGTTAGGAGCGGTGCTAAGATTGGTGCGAACGGAGAACCCTGTGCCCAATACTCAGTCTCTGTATCCCATATTCCCCCTCTTACCTTATATCTATTCTTTAACAGCGGATACCAGTGTTGCCTCCAGTAGGATATCTTCCCACCAAAAAACGGAGTTTTACCCATAATCCAGAATCTTCCTTTTCTTACGGGTATCTCCTGTTCACCAGTATATATTCTATGTAATTCTTCGGGACTTTGAGTTATGTCTCCCCATGTTATAAGACCTATTGCTATACCAAGAGCTAATCCAGATATATATCCCTTGGGTCCAAATTTTTTACCTAAATAAGGTGCTAGCAATATTGGAGAAATAAATTCTAGAGCACGAGCTGCGGGACTTTTTATCAATCCAGGAAAGGCTCTTTCAGCCACACGAGCCGCATTGACTATACCAGTCTCTTGCAGAATCCTCTGTTTGGCTTCCAGCGCATTTACATAGGCAGAAGCTGCTACATCTGTTGGCCCCCAACCTAACGCTTGACGAGAAAGATAATTTATAAAATTATAGGTATAGAGAGCCGCTATTCCAAGACCCAGAATTCTAGTTGTTTTGGCTACTTGTTTTATCCATAGATCGGAATATGAACCAGATTTAGATCCGATAAAATCTCTGATAAATTCCGTAGCCGCATTACCCCTAGATGTAATACCAATTCCAAATGCCTTTTCCCCAACTTTATGGAATGTTCCAGTAGAAAATCCCAGAAGCCATCTTTTGGCATCATCTCCGGCTCCGGAAAGATACCACGGGCCCTCTCCGAACTCCCATTTAGATCCTAGGGTTGCCCCTTGCCTAACATATCTTCTTGATGTTACCGGTAAAACTTCTCCGGATATTGGATGTCTATAATTCCATTCAGCACCTTCTCTGATCTTCCTCTCTAAACCCTGGGGAAATCCCTGGGCAGAGGCGTATGCCTCCGAAATCCCTACTTTTTGACCAAATTTAAAAAGTTTAAATCTTGCTTGGGCCCATTCGCTTTTAGCGGCTTCAGTAGATATAGTTCTTCTTGTTTTAGCTGCTTCCTCAAGCAGAAGTCTTCTGAATGTAAGGTTCTCCCTGGCTATATCGGCATACTGAGAAACCCTTTGAGTCATAAATTGACTTAATGTCGGAAGTGGCTGCTCTGCACCAGAAAAAGGATTAAGCCATCTTGGATTGCGTTCTGTTCCTTGAATTCCTGCGCTAATACCTTCTTCAGTCTTGGCAAACGTCCATCGTTCTTGAGCTAAAGCGTAAAGTTCTTCCGATGTCATTCCTGGTTTAACACCTACACCGGGAAAAAATCTAGCCAGATATTCCTTTTTTATAAATTCCCTTCTTTCAACTTCATAAACAGATCTTGCGTCTAATTCTATTCTTCTTATATATTCTTCGGTATTCCGAGGGTCAATAAAAGTTCCCGATAACCCCCTTCGTTCTTTTTCAAGATTAGTAAGCCAAGTTCCAGTAAGATTCGCATGTATTCCCGGTACTGCAAAACTGGAGGGGAAAAACCCAGGTTTTACAGCCTCGGGATGCTCCAAAAAATAAAGAGCATCATCTATAAGTAAAGCACCATGTTCACCTACAAGTTTAGGAACACCCTCTCTGCCCACAACTCCTAAGGTAGTTCCCGTCCTAAAGGGTGCAACAAAAGGACCGCGCCACATCTGTTCCCAAAAATTAGGTTCCCTTATTCCAAGATTTTCCCATATAGGAAATTTCGATGACGGATAATGACCTTGTTTTTCCAAAAAAGATATCGCTATCTCGTACTGTTCTTTACCGGTAGGAAGCGGTCTTATCAGATCTTGCCAAAAATTCTTTAATCCCGGACCGGCCTCTTCAACTGTATCTAAAATAATTTCTCTTGCTGAACGATTGCTCCTGACAGTTCTGATCATATCAGCGGTGATATATTTTTCTAGTCTCGATTCTTCCGCTCTTCCGGCTCTTAAAATATCCCTTGAAAATCCTCTAGTTAAACCAACTTTCCTTCTTGCGGCAATAAGCGCAGCAACGGTAGCTACAGTAGCTACAACTCCTGTTATATTGGATCGTTTTTCTACCTCGCTTCGAGTATCTTCATAAGGATCTGATAAATTATCTCTTAAAGCCATATTTTCTCCAAAAAAATAGGAGACAACGGGTTATACCCATCATCTCCTCTATTTTTTGACATTGGGATTCCTAGGAAATGCAGATTGAATAAATCCCTGCTCCCTATTGTCTTTTTCAAAGTCTATTGTATTTTTATTGGTATCTACCTTGGAGATCTCCAGCTTGGTTCCTATTAGTTCTTCCGCCAGAGATACATAATGTAATATGGTTGGATAATCGAAATTGTCTATATCAGTTGGGGTAATATGAGGAAATGCCTTACATATAATTAAAATTATCTGATTATCTAACAATCTTATTTTTTCTCTTTCAGAATCAAGATCAGTCTTAATATTATCAATAGTAGAAAATCCGGATAAAAGTAATATTTTATCTATAAGGGTCATTACCTCTCCGGCTAATAAATTATCTCGTTGTTCTCGATTTATAGTTGGGTACAGAAGACACCTATCTAGCAAAATATCCTCCGCCTCGCTACTTATATGGAACTGAATGAAATATAGGGCGAGATATTCCCCCTTAGTCAATAGTCTAAATATGTATTCATGACTTCCAAACTTAAGATAATAGATATTGGAATATTTTTGCTTCCATTCAAGTATATCAGCGGAGAATCTTTTCAAATCTTCGGATATTAGCTGATCCCCTACCGTCTCTTCCATTTTTAGAGCTTAACTGGTTCTTCGGTTATTCCAAAATTAGAAGCTGCCATAATGAGTTCTACAAGAGTTGAGATTGTTCCGGCTTTCAATGTAGGCAATTTGGTCACATCTATAGCGGGATTGACTACGCACATCTGTACGATTTTCTCTTCGTTGAATGCCCTGGTAGACTCTGCATTAGCCATAATAGTCTTATATTCGAATCTTTTTAATGGCCGATACACAAACTGTTCATCACCAAGAGTTATTAAATAGATTTCTCCGTACTTAGCTCTCCATTCCTCGATTAATTCCTGGGTAATACCCTTAACTAAACTTTCTGTCATTTCTCTTCCTCCTATCTCGATGTACCGATAAATTCATCGGTGTTTCTAGCTATAAAACTATAGTGCTCTTGAATAGGTTGACCTCCCACTTGTACTAATTGAGATTCGCCTATCAGATGAACCCCCGTTAAGCTTTTCGTAGTAGACTGCATATGATCGCTTAAGGTTTCAGCCTCCTGAGACTGACTACCGTAAGTTATCAAAATATTAAATCCTCCGGGAATATCCTTTGCCTGTTTTACATCAGGAGGATCCCAAGAAGAAGTATTTTCAGAAACTTGCTGGATATCTTTTTCTGAAGTATAATCATTTGCTGGTCCTATACCCCATATTAGATTCTCATAATCTTTAGCAAGTTCAAAGAAATTTTCGTTATTTCCCAGTTCCTGTATCTCAATTATGGATTGGGGCCCAAATGTACCATTTTTAAGATGCATTTGAACTAAGCCCCTTATTACAGGCCATTTTGTCTGATCGAACTGTTTTTTCCCGCTCGGATCATCTGGAGCCAAAATTTTATATAGACCACTAATTTCATTTATAATTGCCGGAAGATATCCCCTTTGGCGAAAGTTAATAGAAAAAGTTCCCTGTACAACAACTGTTCCCACAGCCACCGCATCAAATAACTGAGAAGCATATCCATAAATCGGCATCTTACCTTGAGATCTTACCCATTGGATAGAGTTGATATCGTCTATAAGGATATTCCCAAACCAGATATTGGCCTGTGATCCGGAATAAAAATCAAATTTATTAATCACCTGGTTCTGATTATCAGCCATTATATTATTGTACTCCCGTGGGATGACATTCTCTTTTTTGCCAAAGCCATAAGAATATCAGACCCGGTTTTAGCATTCCTATTTGTTTCAGCATTCCACTTGAATGGCTTACCCTTATGAAGCATATCGATATCAGCTGCTACAAATGAATTTGTTTGTTCAGTAATCATATCATCTATACTGAATGTAGAACCTTCATTAATAATTCTAATCCCATAGATACCCATAGTTGCCACATCCCCGTATTCATTATTAAAGGTAACTATAATATCAAATGGCGGAATCTGATCTACTAGGGTAGTTGATACATCGAAATCCTGATTTCCGGCATATTTTAAGGCCTCGGCAAGAACATGCTGGTCTAATACGGTCCACACGAGCGTACCAGCTATAGTTCTCGGACCACGCGTATATGCATCGGCATATGTCTTACCAAGACTCCTGACGGGATCCACTTCTCTAAACGTACTATAACTCAATGTTTGCAAATTCCCAAGTACACCTAAAACAGGTTGTGTTTCTGTCGCAGCACCCGTACTATCTGTTTCTCCTGTTTTTTGTGGTCCAATATGTATATAAGCAACAATGTCAGCCCCGGAAAATGAATTATAAAATCCATACTTGCTCTTATAGTTAGCTTCTCCTAGAGCGCTTCTCCTGGTAGACATTTCATTTTGAACTTGATCATTACTAGATGTAAAATTAGGATCTATAGGATATATACCAGGCATATTTTCCCCTCTTGGAATGGGGCTATAGCTCACACTATAGCCCCATTATTTTAAATAATTTCTATTAGGTTCCCATCCAGGTCTTAGTAGAAGATACGTCCGAGAACGACGCTCTCCACGGTTGTACTTCCCTGGCAACAAATGTCATAGATTGTTCGGTTACAATATCATCTATGGACATACCAGAACCTTCATTCAGAATTTCCACACCCAGTATAGCCATTTGAGCTACCTGGCCGTATTCGTTGGCCGCAGTAAGAACAACATCAAATGGCGGAACTTGATCGGGATACCAAGCAGGTTGCCAAGTATTATCAGTATTAATATCCTGCCAAACCTGAGCCCCTTTCGCCTCTTCACTGTAGTGTTTCTGAACGTCGCTGTCATGTGCAAAGAACCAACCACCCTTATCTTGCAAGCTTCTAAACGTTTCTATCAGAGCGCTTCTGTCAAATACTGTGAACACAAGAGTACCGGCAATACCTCTTTTTCCCCTAGAAAAGGAACGAGGATCAGCCGAACCCATTGTGTAAATGGGGGCTTTTTCTCTCGTCACAGCATAAGACACGCCCTGTAATTCACCTATAACCTTTCCCGCAAACGTAGCTTTAATATCTACGCCGGAGAAAGAGTTATAACTGCGTGTATATTCACTGACTGCCATGTGTATTATCCTCCCTTTTTAGAGTTATTCAGAGGTTAGAGCAACGATCACCGTGATCTGTTGCAATTCGAATGCAGGTACCAGAATTAACTCAACAGTAGCCTTTCCAAGTACTTGATCAGTAGGTGTTGCGTATACATTGAAATTAAACCTTCTAAGTGCACCACGTTCCTGCATGCTCTTAAGAGCACTTTCGATAGCAGTTGCTAAAGCATTTCTTTGAGGAGCATTATTGGGTTCACCAATAAATTGATCAGCTGTAGCCCTGACATAATTAATTGCGTCATGAACAATTCTTACCGTTGACAATCTAACAAAGTCAGAACGGGAGTACGCATCAATATTATAAGCTCCTGTCATGGCACTTGCAACAACAATACCTTTAGGTTTTTGAAGGAGTGTAACAAATCTGTTCCCGGCTAATCTATCAGCCTGGTTTTCAGATACACCCTGAGCCCAAGTTACCCCATTAAGAATTTTATTCGTGGGGGCACTCTTGGATTCCAAACTACTTACCAAACCGGCATAAGCCGCAGCTCCACTAGTGTTATAATAACCAAGGGTAGGATAGAGTTCCACAGCTGCATCATTTACTGCGCGAATATTAGCCGCAACAACCGAAATATATGCACCTATATCAACCTTATTGCCCTTAGCATCCGTAACATCTCCACCAGCATAACTAGCAGGCATTTCTTCCGTAGTAGTTGCAACGAAACAATAATTTCCGGGTACGCCCACTGAAGTTTCAGTTGTACCATCATAAGGAGCAAGAGCGCCCGCATATGCTTCTAGATCCTGAACCCAATTTTCCACTTCCACAAGGGTCGGAGTTCCAGAAGGATCAGCGGTTGCCGATGCTACGGAAATCACACCTATACAAGTATTGTTATTCTTAGTAGCCTGATAACAGAAATTAGCTAACTGATAACCAAAGTTCCAAGTAGTACCATAACCATCATGATAATTCGCTGTAACCGAATCATCAATATTAACACCAACCGGGACCATTATGTCAACGTTATGGTTTATTAAAACTCCATACGCATATCCTAAATAACCATATAAGTCGTTAGCTGCGAGACTTGCTCCTGAAGCAGCGGGAAGAATATTTATTAATTCTATATCCATTCCGCCTGCGATATGGCATTCATACAGAGCCTGACAAATCGGACTGACTGTACCATCAGCATTTTTAAATGACATATAGGCAGTGGTCATTGAGCCGTCAGAAACAGAATATGGGACATATGGCGTAGCATTGGTATTTGTTGATGTGGTACATCCAAGCAGGAGGATCGTGGGGCCAGACGGCGGCCTACTTATACGTAAACCTTGATCTAATATTTCTACCGTTGCTCCTGGTAAATTTGCAAAGGTCGTCATTCTCATTTCCTCCTTTTTAAGTAATGTAGGTTCTGAAACCCTTATCCAGGATTTCTAGGTTTCCGGACGCTGGTAATACATTCCCATAGCTAACCCCATAAAAGCCTGATGGAAGCGCATTGTCCAACTCCAGAAATAGATCTATCTGTCTAAAATCGTATTCCTTTATTGTAACAATTTTTTCTGTCTTGAAGTAATAAATAACATTTCTTACCGCAAGGTCATTTCGCCACTTACTACTTTCTTCATCGGTATTTCTCATCCAATACAGTATTTCATTGACCCCATTTTTCTTCCAAACCCAGATATATTTATATACAAAATCTTCGAACCATTCAATTAGATCATCAGCCCTATTGTTATATTTAGACCAACAATCAAATTGAATTAAATTATCAAACCATTGACCCATTACTACTACATGACACCCGGGATGATCTATATCAACTATATATTCCCTTATCCTAGGTTTAATTTCGGTCGGAGGATCAAAAGGATGTTTAGATATTGTTCCAGGTTCTCTTCGTTTAACTCTATATATAATGGTATCCTTCCATTGCTCAAGAGGTCTATCCTGGTAATACCTAGAATAAGAGGACTCAAAATTAATGGTATTTTTTTCATCCAACCTTAAAACATCATCCTCTTGAGGAGCCGAGGCACCCTGTGTATTTAATCTTATCATACCACCTTTGCCGGCTTCGGATATCACTTCTGCAATCAAATAAAATTTATTAGCAGTTATATTGCTAATCTTATCACCAACGGCCAGATAACGAGCATTTGGCATTGAAATTATATAATCGCTTCTGTCCGTACGATCCCATTTTCCTTGAAAATCCAACAAACTTTGATGGATATAAGTAGTTATCTGGTTAAGTGTGGCGTTCCTATCGGATTGTCTCTTTCTATCAAGATCAGGATTAGCATTGTAATACGGAGCTTCCGTATAAGATTCTATCTTTTTACCCAACTCTGCCATCTACACTACCTCCAGTTCGGCGGATGCTCTCCAATATTCTACTCTACCGATCTGATCTCTAAAGGGTTCAGCTACAGCTATTCTATAAAGTTCCCTCTGCACATATGGTCTGACTGGATTTTCATTGACATCTAACTCTATCTCAATAATTTTATCCCCCTTCTGCGGAGCAACATAATATTGAAAGTAATACACTATATAATTTATATTGATAAAACCTATATCTGACACAACTTCGGACGCGGCAAGACCTATTTCAGGAGAAACTAATCTACGTCTTACAAGATGTAACTCATCTTCGTAAACCCATCCCTCTCCGTTACATACAGAGCATCTTAATTCGGGTTCATTATACTTACTTTCATCAAGACTATACTGTTCATCATCTTTACCCTTCCTATTCCAACACACACATCTTTGCCGCCTATCCATTCTTCTTAATAATGCCCAATGACCTCTTCTGGGAGCATAAGCGTCCCCTTCTAACATTATCTTCATCTCTTCCCTGAGATCTATTTCGGTATATCGCTTACTCGGCTCAAATGGATATGGAGGCACCTTTAGTGTTTGAAATCCACCTTTAGGAAAAAGCGGTAATCCCATCTAATCCTCCTTTAACTCCATTCGGAATATATTCCAGGACTCTTCATTCTTCTAGTCAATGTTTTATTAGCTCCAAGAGTATCCCTACCAGTTTCGAGAGCCCATGTTCTAACTCCCCTCATCGGAGGAGTTGCGGGAGATGCCACTCCCTTTACAACCATCTTTGCTTTAGCCCTTCTATATTTTCCAAGTATAAGTTTTAACCAAGCATTAGTACAATCCAAAGACTTCTGAAGTGCGCCCTTTACTCCAGCTTGTATCTCGGTGCTTTCCTGTATAGTAAAGTCCCCAAGTCTCTTAATTGTACCGGGACCCGAACTTGCCATATCTAAAAGCTTGGCATATAATAGATCATACTGAGTTTTACAGCAAACCCACATCTTAGCAGCAAAGGTAGGGTGATCTATATCCCAGAGATACTGACTATATATAGTATTTGCTATATTATAAACTTCTAACGAATTAAGATATATATTACGAGAAATCGTATCATCAGGAATTTCCCTCAAGAAAGATCCGACTACCGATCTTATTTTGGCAACCGTACAATAATACGGTCTATAGTTCGTAGTAAACATAAATCTATATTGATTTCCAAGTTCTACTCCGGAATAATCCTTTACAGTGTTAGAAACTGATACGGTAATTTCATTATTTATCCTCCAACTATAATCATTAGCACCATAAGTTGCTGGAACCCATGTCAAGGTACTTCCGTTAGTATTGGATAATACCCCGCTCGGCATGTGGGTAATAGTTGCCGGATCTCCATCTATAGGCGAAACTTCAAAAGTTAGCCAAGATTGATCTACTGAAACACCACTAGCAACCGCTTTATTAAAAGTAACTGCTACTGGACCAGAATAATATACGGTCTCATAATCTCCATTCATAACCCCAATATTAGAAGCATAATTCTCGGGATAAGTTGACTTTATTGCGAAAACTCCGGTATCTGTCGGTTCCAATACTAAAGATACTGGAGATTGAGCTGATGGTACTTCCGCCCCTTCTTCTACATGGGTTTCTCCTTCCGGGGCTGCCGATTCAGTTCCAGTTGTAAAATACCACGATACAGACACTGCAAGTGATTCATTGGAATCATTTTTAATACAAGTAGTGGATTGATCTGCACCCACAATCACCATATTATATTGAGTATTCTGATCTAAAACTATATCGGTAGCTATCGTAACAGTATTAGTAGTTATATCAAAACTAATGGATTTACCAAGAATCTGGTAATCGGATACTCTGTATAATACGATAGTATTATCATTAAGAGTTGTCTGATCCAAAACTTGATCAAAAACAACCTCAATATATTTATTTAGATATACCCCTACCTCATTTACATCAGGTGTCCTACTGATAATTAAAGGTGCCGACATGTGTTCCCCTATTTAGTTTCTAGCGTCTCGCTATTCCCAAAAATTACTGGAATCTCTATCTTGGTTTTTTCCACCTCCTCTACCGAGGAGATTCCTCCGATAGTATTTAGAGTACTTTCTGCTATCTTAACCACACTCTTTCGATTTTTACCAGCTTTCTCGAGTTCCAATAGGCGCTCAAGTTTAGAAACCTTTTCCCCGCTTTTCATAGTCTTATCTTCTCTTATGGCATATATCCATTCGTCAACCTTGTTTCTTCCGCTTTCAAGAAGTTTCTGTATATCGCTATCTTTATCTAACTCCTCTGTCTTTTTTTCGGTCCAACCAACAACCAAATGACCGTTGTCTATAGCTTGATTGATTTGAGATAAATGGACATCTGTTGCCGTTACCGGAATAATGGCCATTTCATTTTGTTCTACCGAAAGTCTAATTCCACCTTCGCCATCCTGGAAAAAGTATAGTCTCTTCTCAGTATTTAAACTTACCCTATCACCTCTTTTGACTCCCATACATTCCTCCTATATATTTCTAATTCGAGATATAGCTTGGGGCCAGGCTGTGAACCCAGCCCCAAGCTAGCATTCTTATTCGTCTACACCACTTTGATCAATGGGAGGTAAACCACCCCTTCCAGCAATCCAAATGATAATGGCCTCCGGGTCCATTAATTATACACCGGTCTGGTTAACGGTCGGAAGTGCACCACCAGTATTAGCCATCCAACGAATCCTATCTTCGAGATCATAAGCTTTAGTAATACTAATGTTCTTTGCAACTGATATTGCCTTGCCTTCGTTCAAAATACCAAGACCATATCTTTCGCGGAACTTAATGGTTCTGATATCTCTGTTGGGATCATCCCATTCCTCGTTAACGACATCCTCATCAATGACAATTATACCAAGTTCATTGGTATCAGCCATTATAATGTCTGTCTTTGCAGCGGTACCACCAACAGCCGCTGTATATGACAAGAACGGGCTAACAATAACTCTCAACGGTGAAGGGAACATGTTAGGAACATTAGCATATGTCGTTGCAGCATAAGGAGCGCTAGCAACAGGACCGACGTTTATACCGCCCTGATACCAAGATTTAGCCAAACCTGGCTGACCCTGCATAGGACCAAACATCGGACCGCCGTTCGCGAAACCAAAAGCACGCAAGATCGGATCACGAGAGAACAATAACCAGCCAAGCGGACTCATCAATAACGCGTTCGGAACAAAACCGTTTGTAACAATCTTCGAGTACATGACCAGCAAGTCATCGAGAGTAATGGTTCCGTTGCCAGTACCATCAGACGCGCGACCAGAAGTCTGCTTGTTACCAACATTGTTGTCAAAAGTTACAGCACCTTCATTGCGGATCATATTGAAGATCTTTGTTTCCTTATGTCTTGCTAGGGCGCGCCCTGCAGCCCTAATGTGCATTGACATTACATCGTACTGCGAATACCTGAGCATCTCATCAGTTATTCTTACCTTAACACCAGACTTCCCGATAAACGCTGTAACCGTACCAGCTACTTCTAATTTACGTTCCGGGTACTCTCCGCCTTCTGGTATATCTTCAGCAGTAAAAGCACCCGCTGCGGGGAAAGTAATCTGTTGTCCGGCAGAAAATCTGATGGTATGCAACAGGCTGGTACCTACTAACAAGGGTTCGATCGCTTCCTTTACTATATTGGAAACAACTTTACCAATAAGAATTGACGCGTCGGGCGTAGAAAGAGCATCACAAAGTTCCTTGAACCCGATCTTTTGATCTTTCTTTGTGACATCAAATTGATCTTCGGTATTCTCGAAACCATTGTTTATCCAGATTTTTTCCGTATTCTCATATTTCTCCTGAAGCTTTGAATCTGAGAAATATTTACGGGATTCTGGTTTTCTATCTCCGATTTTATCGAACACCTTGGCAGCTACGGCACCAACTAGTTCATCCGTAATTTCCATTTTCTGATCTGCCATTGTGATTATTCCTCCTTAGATAATGTGACTCTTAGTAACTCTATGCTACCATGAGTTGTATTAATAGTTTTTCTGCGTACTTAGCGCTTAGACCATAATTGTACAAATGCTGAGGAACACCAGCAGTGTCTGAACCCGATAAACCAAGGCCCGGAACGGTCTGGACTTTATCGAGATTATCTACTGCAACAACAGCCTTTCTCTGAATACAACGACCAACTATCTGGGTAACATCGCTCGTACCGTTCTTCCACAGAATGAATCCGCCTGCGTTATCTGACTGAACTAAATCGCCAGAATTAACGGTACCGGAAGCATCGACGCCACTCTTAACGGGGACCTCAATGAGGTAATCGCAAAGAACAGCAACTTTATCCTGTATCTGATAATTGGTATATTTCGTTAAACCTGCCGGAGTAGCAGAATCAAAACCAGCATTAAGATTCTGGAAATAGTCATATGGCGCAATGCCAATAGGTTTATTTCCAGGAGCTAACGCAGAAGTAGCACCAGCAGCGGTAACATATACATCATGACCATTAGCATCATAATCAACGGTTCCAGCACTGATATCATCAGCAGTATAAGTATACGCTTTGCTTGCACCACCATTTGCAGTTACAAGATCTCCACTTGCATCTATGGAAACGATTGTACCGGCAGTTATAACAACCCAGTCGTTAAGATAATGATCTTGATATTGTACCGGAAGATATTGAGCTGGCCTAAGTTCAAGAGCCGGCCTTTGACCTTCCGAAACCTCAAGAAACTCCCTGACTAGGTTTGAATTACGTTCATAACCTCTAGGAATTCTCGCTGAAGCCATTTTTTATTCCTCCTTTAGGAATTTGTAAACTACTTGGATCTTGGGAAAAGACGTGTTAGAGTATCCTGCTTGCCCTCGCGGGTTTTTTTCTTGTCTTCCATGACTTCATTGGTCAAGTCAGACGGAGAAATAGCTGGATTCTCTACATCTTGCCCATTTAATCCAGTAGCTAGAGCAGTCTCTTGCTCTATAAGTAAGTCCTTGATCTGATCCTTTAGAGAATCTATGCTTCTCTGAGCGAACTCCTCAACCTTAGCATTGCGCGCATCTGGGGTCGAAATGCCCACAACTTCAGGTTTACGGAGTGTCTTCTTGAGATCATATAATCTCTCAGCCACCATTTTATGAAGCTCTGAGTTAATCTTCACATTTTCATCTAACACTTTCCTATTTGCATCTTCTAACTCTTTCAACTTATCTTCGGGGATGACAGCATCGCCGGGATCTTCACCCACCGGGGCCTGACCGCCAGCTCCATGCTTTACTCCACCCGTTTTACCACTTCCTTTATTTTCAGGGAGTTCTTTAGGAACAGGAGCGCCCTTAGCGCTTTTCTTCTTCTTATCTTCCTCCTCCTCTTCCTCTTCTTTCTTTTTCTTTTTTTCTTCTTCAGTTTCTTCCTCTTCCTTTTCTTTTTCTTCCTCTTTCGGTTCTTCTTTCTTTTTCTTAGCATCTTCTATAGCTAAATCATCTTTCATTTTTTCCATTTTAGCCTTGCAATCTTCGACAGCTTTTTGGCAATCTTCTGCAGCTTTTGCCGTAGCTTTTTTGCAATCTTCTGAGGCTACTGCTTTAACTTTATCAATTTCCTCTTGTACCATTTGTTTAAACAAATCGGAGTCCTGTAACTGTTCTCTGGTAATCTCTGTGAGTTTCACATCTTCCTCCTTGTCAATTTTCTTGGAATTCTTAGATTTATCTAGCAAATATGTAACAATATCATCACTTTCTCCCGCCTCTGAGTCAATTAAAGCCCACAAATTGTTACCATCACTAAGATCGGAAAGAACCTTCTCGGAATCATTGTTAGCATACATGCTTATCTCCGAAGTATCCTTATGTTCGGAAATAATTGCTTCCTTAACTCCAGCATATTCATCTGCTGGAAGATTTACAAAAGACATTTCCCTATAAGAAAGATCCCCAGTAGTTATATATGCTAGTTTTCCATCATATTTAGTACCGGGAGCATGTTCGCATGGTCCATCTTCTCCGCTCCAATCTGAGCTACATATAGAGCAATAAGCATGATTAGTAGACATTCTTACTGATACCGTTTCATATCTCCCATCTAGAATCTTTTGTATTGCTTCCGGATCCGTTATTTTAATAGTTAATCTTTGGTATCCATACCCCTCGCTTTCTCTTAATATGGGTTTATAATCAATAGCTGCTATTCCGTTGTCCGTCTTAAGATATTTAGCGGCTATTACTCTCCCGATTGGATCTCTTGTTTCATCATGATTAACCAATACGGGTTTTTTATATGGGGAAACCCATGTCTTGATACCCTTCTTCATGGATTCCGGAGGATAAATTCTATTATTGATGAGAGTCCCAGCATGAGTTGCATTTACTTCACATACTAAACTATAACCACTCTTTACTTCATGACTAGAATCAGAAAGAATATCTTTCTTATTTTCATCCCTTAATTTCAATTTAACTGATATGTTATCGGTAAATTCTAAATATTTGGCCATTGTACTCTCCTATAAATTACTATATTCTATGTAGCAATCTTATTTCCTTTTTTATATGGGGGATTCTTACCTAACCCATTTTTCCCGTATCTCTTGGTCAAATCTTTCTGCACAGCTTTAAAATACCTAGTTCCTATACTTGGTTCTTTTGTGGGATCATATGGACCTATTCCAGCCCCGCCTTGACCCATAGGTGCCCCATTTTTAATATCCGGCATGTCACTCCTCCTGTTCTAATATAACTTTTTCCGATAGATCATTTAATCTAAATCTTAGAGATTCAAAAACTCCAGAAATTATAAAAATCAAATCGCCTCTTACTTCAGTATTATTAATATTCTTACAAAGAAGATCTCCCAAATCATTGAAAATATCTTCCATTCCATTTCTTAATATATCGTGGTCAATTCCAAGACCACCCGTTTGTTTCTTAATCTCATCATGGGTAATATTAATTATAGGTCTTAATTTTTCCACGTTCATACTCTTCCAGTCTTCGAAATCCTTTGTCATATCGATTATGTCTAATTTGGTAAGATTCCACAAATGGTCCAATAAAGCAGATACAGTTTCATAATCTTTCTTTTGGGATGTTTTTGCCGGCTTAGTACCATGCTGATTAGTCGGTTTTTCCCTATTCTCGGTAGCCTTCTTACCTTTTTCTAATTTTTTAACACCTGAAGATGGGGAGGTTTTGCCAACCCCCACTGCGGCCTTTGCCGCAGCAGTATAAGGTTCATCTCTCGCCATAATAATCGATCTCGGTTCTTCAACTCTCTTAAAGTACATATCCTCGCGCTGGGTATCTCCTATAGGATCTCTGGATATTTCTTCTCTCATCTCTGTTTCAGTAATAGAATGATGTTCATATTTAAATACGGAGTGATTCTGTACTTTAAGCATAAAATCAATGTCTATTTCACGGAATTTGATCCTAACAAAATTATCTTCACTTTCATCAATTATATACCCGCCTTCAAATAGAAGTTCTTTAAACATAAATTCGTTGACAAAATTCTCAATAACCGCTTGAAAATCTTTACAGCGATCAGTCATCGCTTTATCTATTGTAGTAGCTGTAGCCCTATTAGCTGTATCACCCCTACCGAGTGCAATATCTGAGATACCAAGTCCGGCTAATACCCTTCTTTCGAAATATTTTAGATAATTTGTCGCATCCAGAGCTTTACCCTCGGCTCCAAGATTCCTTATTTCATGCCTTTCCGGAGTAACGATACTTCCTTCGGTGGGCATCTTTTCTATCTGCTGTTTAATTACGTCAACTTCACTCGTACCATCTTCGTATATTTCAGCCGGAGCAGTTTCGGTACCAACTATATATTGGTAAAGCGGGAAAAGATGTTGAGTCATTAACATCTCAATATTCTCTTCCAACCTTCTAAGTGATCTAATGTCATCTAAAACAGGAACTATATACGGAGTACCAAATGCAAATCCTTCTTTTTTGTCATAATATATATGGATGATATTTTCAGTAATAAACTGAGGCATTATGGGATTTCCCGGAATCCTTTGCCAATATTTAAGTATCTTTCCGTGAAAATCCCTTTTTATCCTTATAGACGTTGGATCCATGGGGAAATAAGCAGCAACCGGAGCAAGAGAAGGCCCCGCGATCCTTTGTACCTGCGCCCCGCTAGAACTCTTATAATCCCTTACTTTAACCAGAAAGGCATTAGCATAAGCTACTAAATTTTGGGTTATGCTTCTTAGTATCATATCGAAAGTAAGTCCTGAAACTTCGGCTATTTCACGTAATCTTCTCTTTATGTAAAAGGTAGCATCCTCATTTCTAGAGGTAATGTCATAACCTTCCTTCAAACAGAGCTCAACATGTTTATTAAATGCCTGTTTAACATAAGATTCAATATCCATGACTTTGGATATTTCACCAAGATTATATTCAGCAACCTGAAATGATGTTCGACTTTGCGTCGGACCGAGTACACCATACGCCACTCCCGCATTAGCCACCCTGGATGCTATAACTGGTTTTTTCTTACCGAATTTTGATTTTGTTTTGTCTGCTAGAGTATTACTGATGGAAAATAGATTCATTTACGTTCTCCCTTGGAAATTTTGCATGATCTTATTCAAACCAAACAACACTTTGAGGCATATCAATATCTTTGATATTTTTCTTGCAATCGTCAACTCTTTTTGAAATTTCTGCTCGCTTGACAGTAAGATTTTGATTAGTTACTCGCGATGGTGCGGAAGAATCTCCAGCAAACACCGCTGCCTCTATCTCTTTTTGTTGATCTTTCGTAATAAAACTATTATAAATATTTGGTGTACCATCAACCGGATAAGTGTAATCATTATTTCCAATATCAAATTGATCTATCATCTTTTGGACATCTTCTGCATTTGGCGTATTTTCCGTTGCGCAAGAAGCAGCAAGTTCTGTTACGGCAATTACCGTATCAAGAATATTAATCGCAGTATTTATCCATTTATTTTCCCCAGATTGAAATAACTTTGAATCTTTATATATCTTTTGCATCTCAATATCTTTATATATTTAAAGTAGAAGTTCTTCAAATAATTTATATGTAGCACATATCGCATCTTATGCAATGCTTTACTATCAGACCTACTAAGCCAATCTTCGATCGGTCCCACCAAACTCTTCATTATCTGATTAATCAGACCCAGTAATCCATTCAGGATCAAACCCCTTAAAATATTATTGAATATATCTTTAAAAACATTCATAATATCCTGAAGATCGGTATTAAGCGAATTCTTAAGAAGTTGCAATAAAGTCCTTAAAGCTTGAAGTGTCCTGATATCTAATTTGGTTGTAAATTTTACAAAACAACAAATTAAATCCGCAAGCCAACCTTCGTTTAATAAATCATTTACACCATTTAAAAATACATTGGTGTAATCTAAATATCTCTCAGTAACTGCAGCTATATTTTTGTCCGGCTGAAGAGGACTTAAATTTTGAAAAATATTTCCCAGATTATCTAATTGGACTTTCCCGAGTTCCGAAAAATTATTCCATAAATTTTGCAATCCATCATTCTGAAGTTGCTCAAACAACATATCTTGCTTAAATGCCCATGGGATATAATCCGTATCAGTATAATTTCCCAAGTAAGCATCGGCAAAATCTAAAATTTGCCTCACGGGATAATCCCACTCATTCCAATCTATAGCGAGATTGAGATACTTATTAACATTTCTATCCGTAGAACTAATTCCGGAATTACCCTCAGTTTCATATGATGCATAACCTTTGTAAAGTCTATCTTGGATTAACTGAGAATTAGAAAATATATCATTACTGGAATTTTTAATTAAATCATCTATTTTAAGATTTGCCTTACCGGCGTATAATTGTTCTGATAACCTTTTATATACTTCATAAGATAGATATTCCCCGCCACTAGATGGATCTATTTTATTGACAGCAATTGCAATATCTGGATCTTTTATCGCATCTATGGGAATTTTCAATCCGGCACAAACCGTATCTATTCTTTTATCCAGTTTACCTATTTTGGTACGAATATCTTTCAAATCCTGTCTATATTTCTCGGGATCTGATTCCTTTATAGAAACGGATGGGTTCACAAATCCTTTAGATAGGGAAGCTACCCTCTCCCTATACCATTCTATCTGGGCTTTGTAATTTAATTTAGATGTATCATCCTTATTTAATGGCATTTTTTCCTTCTGTAAATTTTAAAGCAGGTGCGCCACCTAGCAAAACTAGGGGGGATTTAGGTCTTGCTAGGAG